GATGCTACAATTAATAATATGACAATCAAAGCATTCCGCCCCGCGGCGGTGTTCTCTGAGCCCTCAATGCACTTCGCGGTGCGAGCGACAATCCCAACCACCTAACCAACAGAACTAAATTTAAGGAGCAATATAAATATGGCTACACAAGATTACGCAGCCAGCGTTCAAGGTGTGGTGATTCGTGTCACTCGTCTAGATACCGCTGGAAACCTTCTCAACGAGCCCGGTGACTCTTACACCACTTCCGCATTTATGCGTGCATCGTTCACCCCCGAGTACGAAGAGGGCGACGAAATTGTCGAAAAGGGCGCCGACGGAACAATTTGTGTTTCGTATAAAGCCCCGGACACACTGAAGCGCATCACCATGGAAATCGCTATTTGTGAGCCCGACCCTGAGCTTACAGCGCTGATTTCCGGTGGTCTTCTTCTCCGCAAGAACTCCGGGACTTTCGGGTCCCCGGTCAACCAGAGCATTGGTTGGGCAGCCCCTAACGTCGGGGATGACCCTGCCGGTAACGGTGTCTCCATCGAGGTTTGGTCCTTTGCGGTGAAAGACGGCAAGCGTGCTTCGACACTCCCCTTCTTCTACTGGATTTTTCCCTATGCCAAGCTTCGTCAGTCTGGTGACCGCGTCATTGAGAACGGTCTTCTGGCTAACACGTTTGAAGGCTATGGCCTCGGTAACGCTGAGTTTGGGACCGGTCCTGCTGGCAACTGGGAATTCCCCATTGCAACAGATCGCCCCTACAGCTACGCACGTGGCTCTACGGCACCCCAGGGTCTCAGAGGATTCTACACGTGGCACAAGGAAGCAACTAACACAATCAGCAACAAGACCTTGACCTCTAACGTTGCTACTCTGACCACAGGCTCCGCCCACGGGTTTGCTGTTGGTCAATCGGCAGTTGTCACCGGTGTTGACGCAGATTTCAATGGAACCTACCTCATCACAGCCACCCCTTCGACAACAACCTTCCGGTACGCCAAAGTATCTGCAGATGTTGCCTCGACCCCCGTGTCCCCCGCCGGTACAGTTATTCGCCAGCGTGGTTACATCGCAGTCTCCGACTTCGGTGGGCAGGGTTCGACAAGCACCTACAACGTGCCTGGTGAGGACGACTACAACCCAGACCTTCCGATTGACTTCATTATCGCATCGTCTGAGGACCCTACTTCCTAAGTAGTTGAGGCGGGCAGTAGGTGAGTGCTCAGTACTTATCAACTGCCCGCCTTTCCTCACAAATAAGGAGAATTATGAGTAATCTGTGGGTTGACACCGCCGAGCTTGGCGAATTTGCCGAATCAGAATACGCGTACGATGCGGTCAAAACCGCGTCATATCTTCTGTGGGGTCTTTCTGGCCGCAAGTTCAGCGGGACAACCACCGTCACTGAGCGTTATGTCTCCACGCTAGAACCACTTCTTTCCGGGGGCTCCAGCGTTGCTGCTACCCCCGTGCTCATAAACGGACGTGTAGAGAACCTTGCCGGTGGGCGCAGCAATGCACGCCAAGATTTGCAGGGGGACGGGACCTCATCTTCCCGGAGGGTCCGCCTTCGTGGTCGCAAAGTTGTTGAGGTTCACAGTCTCCGCGACAGTTCCGGAGAGATTGTTGACCCCAGTACTTACTACATGGGTGACCACTCCACAATCTACGGCACCCCCAACGCCAAGTGGACGTCATCCAACATCGAAGTTACTTACACTTATGGTAGCCCCCCGCCCACAGCGGGACGTGCAGCTGCCCGGATTCTTGCCACCGAGCTTGTCAAACTTTACGAGGGCGACGACACTTGCGCTCTCCCCCAACGTGTCACTTCCGTTGCCAGGCAGGGCGTGTCCTACACCGTCCTCGATAACCAGGACTTCATTGACGAACTGAAGACTGGAATGTACGCGGTTGACCTCTTTCTCAGGACAGCCAACCCCGACAAAGCTCGGGCCCGTTCACGTGTCTTCAGCCCAGACATCCCCAGAGCTCGCCGTATAACCGGGAAAAACCCCGCCTTTGAACTCAGTGCTTTTGATTTGTACTTCAATCAAGAAGGTGGCACAAACATTTATTACACTAATGAGCTCGGCGCAGACTTTCTTGCCGACGACTCCGCCTGGGTTGTGTCTGCTGTTGTCTCTAACTGGGCCAACACAGTCACAAAGACTTTCCCAAACGCTGCCCTGTACGACAACGTAGAGGGGACTATTCGCCTCAACGTCAGCTATGCGAATCTTTTATCTGTTTTAGGTCCACGTGACCCAGGTACAATTGACTTGTATGCAACTCGTCCAAGTTTAGGTAATCCTTCAGTTGATGAGATTATCAATATTTTGACAAGCAATATTATTTATCAATTAGGAAACAGACTAAAGCCGATAGCTATCGCTTAGCAGTTAGGAAAATGACATGCCAATAACAGACGTAAGCTCCGTGAATGACGAAGCAAAAAACCTTGTCAATTTCCTTCAAGAAGTTCTTGACCGAATTGTTGTTGTCTACGACTCGTACAACATGCCCGTGCCTAGCAGACAGTACTTCACAATGGGCAACCCCGTTGTTGACTGTGAACAGATTTCTGTCTCCTTCACCCAAATGTATATCGGCACCCCCGGGGACGAAGCCACTGAGCCTCGCCGGTGTGCTGACCCACGTACTGCCACTATCCAAGTCCAGGTAGCCCGTGGGGTCCCTGTTGCCCAACCAAACGGCAACCCACCCACGGCAGCAGACATCCAAGCCGGAGCGACTCTTGGGGCCCTAGATGCCTGGATTCTGATAGAGAGCGCAAGTGAACTAGACACCTGGGGAGAGACCGGTGGCTACGGCTTGGGAGTTATTGCAACTGTAGATTCTGACCCCCCTGAAGGTGGCTACCAAACCACTCGGCTGACTCTCACGATGTCGATTCCCTAATGGCTCGAGTTACTTTCTACGAGCCAATGATGGACTTCTACTTGGACCAGCCCCTTGGTCAAGTTGGTAGATACATGAAATATCAGGGCAGAAAAATCATGGTTCGCGCCAAGGCACAAGTGGGAGTAAAGAGCGGTGCGTTGCGGGCAAACATTCACATGCGACACGTTCGTATCAAACGTGGGCAATACATCAAAATAATTGCCTCCCTGAGATACGCACGTATGCACCACGATGGCACACGTCCCCACGTGATTCTCCCAAGAAAGCGTCAGGTCCTTAGATTCATGTCTAAGGGGCAGATAATCAACACGCATATGGTGCTACACCCCGGTACAAAGCCAAATAGGTTCCTTACAGACCAACTCAAGATGATAGACTAAACAAGACAGTTCAACCCCATCCAATAATCAATACACAAACAGTAGGAGATAGTATGACATCCAGATTCAAAGATTTCGGCGCAGACACCGGAGCCTCGACTGAGCCACTTTCTTTCATGATTCATGGAGAAACTTTTGAGTGCTACCCAGCTATGCAGGGCAAAAAGCTTCTTTCCCTGGTTGCAACGACTGAGGGCGGGGACACCGCAGCAGTGGTAGCAACCATCAACAGTTTCTTCGAGACCACGCTCAAGCCGGAAAGCTATGCAAGATTTGACTTGCTTATGGAGGACCCGGAAAGAATTATCTCCGTGGAAGCGCTCGGGGACATCACAGCTTGGTTGGTGGAAGAGTACACGAACCGCCCTACGAAGGAGTCCTCGGACTCCTAGATTGGGCAAAGGAGTTGTGGCCCTACGTCAATGGTAAAGCTTTGATGAGCGGAGTCCGGCTCCTAGAGCTGGACTCTGTTGACATGCTTGACATTGTTCACTATTTCTTTGAAGAAGATAACACGTACAGCACCCCCGAGGGTGTCGAGAGTCGTTCTAAATTGAGGACTCTCCTGTACGGTAAATTGTACAATAAAGAGTATAAATTTCCATACACTTCTTCGGAAACAGGGTACAATTATAGTACAGATATTGGCGAGCCCGAGTTAGCCCCGCACGGCAATAGCTCCGATATTGAGGATGCCCTGCCAAAACCAGACAAAGGACCGACAAAACCTTTTGTACCCACTACAGATTCGAATTCCGACAGCCCCTTGCCTTTCGGAAAACTTGTCGACCCCCCCGCTGAAAACTGGGGGAGGTGGTAGCACATGGCAGTAATCGGCGAAGCCTCAATAATTGTCCGTGCCCTCACTGGTTCCGTAAGAAAAGATATTGAGAGGGCCTTTGAGGGCGCGGATAGAATTGCGGAAAAAGGAGGCAAGAGCGCTGCCGATGGGTTCCGTAGAGGTTTTGGCGACGGAGGCGCCAGCAGTTTTGACGCTTTCGCAGAAAAAGCTGAAGCTTCCAGAGTAAGGCTGAGACAACTGGCTAACGCCGGTCGTATCCTCGTTCCGGCTATTGCCGGGGTGATTGGTATTATCGGCGCGGCGGTTACAGGGCTGGTCGTCTTCACTTCCGCTCTCGGGAATGCTGCTCGCACCTCTATAGTCTTGGGTGCGGCGCTTATGTCTCTTGCCCAGGCAGGCATTACCGCAAAGCTAGCGTTCAAGGGAGTGGGAGAGGCTATATCGGCGGGTAACAAGGCAAACGAGGCGGGCACCGGGGCAGCAGACAACCAAACTGCAGCTCTCAGGAGACTGAGGGACGCACGTATCGCCCTGAAGAGACTGGTCGAGGACGAGGCACCTTTGGTCCTCGCTGAGGCCCGGGAACGTGCAGCGGAGGCCGCAACTGCAGCAGCGGACGCAGTTCGGAACTCTGAGAAAGCTACCCGGTCGTATAACGACTCCCAGCTGGAATCAATTAATGCCATCAATGACCTCAACAATGCACGGGACCGCGCCCGGGAGAAAATCCAACAGCTCAGGTTCGCGCTTGAGGGTGGTGCTATCTCCGAGAAGAAAGCACGCCTTGAGTTTGAGAAAGCCCGTGACTCCTTGCAGGCCGTCCAGGACCTGCCCCCCAACTCTCGAGCACGCCAGGAAGCGGAACTTGCTTTTGCCCAGGCAGAGCTCAACTTGCGCAAGGCTATTGACAGTAACTCTGACCTTAGGGAGGAGG